GGTGCTGAGACTGCTTTCTCTAGGATTGCTCTGCCTTGCTCTACTGTAAGATTCCAAGAACCTTTCTTGACTTGATAATCTTTTAGTTTACGTGCAACTGTTGCATAGTTGCAGTTACGACTTGTTGCAAATTTTTTGACATGTGATGCGTCAATCTCATTACCGAACTCGTCACGTAGTTCTTGTACAAAGTTGACGGATAGTTTTCTCTCAAAAGGCATGATGTAAAGTGGAGTGATGTTTGTTATTATTATAATGACACATCGTATAGTAGATATCTACATATGATGTGCCACTTTGTTGACTGTCCTACGCGATGCGTTCGATGAAAGAGGACAGTATCTTTTTGTTCATCTGTTTAGCACCAAGGGATTTGGTAAAGGCACGCTTGATGTCTGCCTTGGAGTCAGACTTTGGTTCAAACTCTACTTCGTTTGATAATGCCTTTACAGATAATGCATACTGTACATTCCAGAATGATGATGTGCAGATGAATGCTTTGGTCTTTCTCCAGATAGCATCCGCTTCTGCTTTTGCTGTTTGGTTGTCACCTAAGCACTGCCACTTGAAACGTGACCAGTCGTTTCCTGCGATGAGTCTGATATTGATGAACTCACATCCTTTGAATCTGTCACGTAACTGGTATACAAATGCGTGTGTCTGGTCGTAGTAACTGTATACACCATTCTTATCCTTGAAGGAGTACATTTTGCCTGTCTGACGGTCACGTAGGACAGTCTCAGGAGTAATACGTGATGAGAACACTTTGTCATCTGTGTCAAAGTGATTTCTTACTTTCTTACCGTATCCAATTCCAGAACCTTCACCGTCAGTCAATGTGATAACGTGAACTTTCTGTGCCTTAGAACGCTTTTGAAATGAAGGAAGAATGTAGTTCAAAGAAACCATTGCTTCATTAAGTGGTGTGCCACCTAGATTCAACTTTCTAGGGAAACCATGTGACCACTGATAAGACTTGAATGATGATACGATTCTGAAAAGATTCTTTGCTTGCTTTTCGTGAGTACGATTGTTTGAAGAAGATGTAAGAATGTTGACCATGTTGAAATTCTTGACAATGATTTTGTTCTCTAGTTCAGCACGCTCTTCGTAGTCCTCTGTGTACTTTGCGTATGCATCAGTGAATAAGTATACATCGTATGCAATACCAACCTTTCTGCAGAATGATACAAGTGTAAGAACCTGTTTGATTGTAGCAAGGATTTGGTGGTGCATAGAACCTGACCAGTCAACGTTGAATATAAGACCGTGGTTCTTAGCATCAGGTATAGTTGTAATCTTCTTGAATAAGTCATCGTTGTACTTGTATGTGTGAAGATTCTTTGTGTCTAGTACACCAGTTCTTGATGTAGTCTGACGTGCATAACCATCTGCTGCCTTCTTACACTCAAACTCTTTTACAAGATAGTTGACTTCTTTCTGATTAGAAATCTTGAACTGTTTGTATTCGATGTCAACTTGCTTCATAGACTCAATGACTTCTCTTGCAAGTCTGAGGTCATACTCGTCAGCAAAATCTTTTTGGTTAGCAAACTCTTCTCTCTTGATGTAGAAGTCTTCGACTAACTTAGAGACTTCATCGTTTGAGACAATTGTATTTGCGTCAATTGATTTTGGTAACTCAACATAGATTTTCTCACATGCTTCAGTGTTGATAAGGTCAGATAGTTTCTCCTGTAACTTGTCATCAGTCTTTGCTGTTGGTTCCTGTGGTAATGCGTCAACCTCACCTGTGTTACGTCCTGCCTGTGTGCCAGTTGGAGCATCTTGCTGTTGCTCAGATGATGGTTCGTTGTTGTCAGACTCCTTAGCGTCAGGACTTGATGGTGCATCTTGGTCAGGTTGTGCTTCTGACTCTTGCTCTTCTGAGTCTTGGAATGGGTCGTTCATTGCATCTACTTCTTCTGTATTTGATGCGTCACCATTTTGCTCTATCTCTGCCTTTGCTTCTTCATGCTGTTTTCTTTGCTCGTCAAGTTGTGCCTTGCAGAATGCATGTAGGTCTTTAGCAAGAGCAATAGTGTCTTCCCATGTTTCTAGTTGAAGTGCTCTCTGTCTGTATATCTCTTCCTCTACTGTGAAAGGAACATCAACGAAGTTACCAATCTTGAAAAAGATATTGAGTTTGTCAGCAAGGTTGAGAGCAGATAAGTCAGCACCTTGAACCTCGAAGAAATCTTCTGCAGATAGAATCTCGTAACCTTTGAAGAATGTTTTTGGTAGACCCTCGTATCTACGCTTCATTAACTTCTCAATACGGATGTCTTCTACAACGTTGACCATAGAATGATTGACACCTTCTTCTTTCCAAGACCAGTCGTTAGGTGTGTATAGTGCGTGTGCAACCTCGTGTGCAATTAGTAAGTCAATTACAACAGACTTTTCGTGAGACCAGTTAGGTAATGTCAAGACTCTACGAGCAACATCGAACTGTGCTGTGTGTACTGCACGATGCTCAACGATAAGGTCTTCTTGAGCGAGGAGTTTTGCTAGTGATTCTTTGACGAGGTTCATAGTATTGCGTTGTGTATGTACATATCATACCAATAAAAAAACCCCTGTAAGGGGTTAGTGTGCCACTTTTTTAACTGTCTACTCTTCCTTTGTTATTACCGAGAAGTTTTGTTTCTTCTCAACACATAGTGTAGATGCAAATTTGTCTTGTAAGGATTCTGTCTTATGAGAAATGACAAATACATTTGTCTTGTCAGATACAGTGTGTAGAATTTTTAGGAAGTCATCTGTACCTGATGTGTCCAGACTGCTATCAAATATCTCATCTAAGATAAGGAGATTAGTATTAGCACTGTTCTTCATCTTGGCAATGGTTCTCCAAGTAAACAATAGTGCAAGGTCAATTCTCATCTTCTCACCTTCTGAGAAAGATGCATAAGAGAACTCATCTCTGAATCTGGATTTGATTGTTTCTACAAAGTTTTCATCTAGTTCAAATGATACATAAAAATCAAGTTCCTTAAGATACCTGTTGATGAGTTGATTCATCACAGGAAGATACTTCTTTATTATTGTACTCTTAATTCCTGTGTCTCGTAGCATGTTAGTGACAGTATCATAATTGTCACGTATCTTTTTCTCTGCAAGTAGGGATTCCTCTACCTTGAGTCCATCCTTTGCAAGGTCTTTTAATTTATCCTTTTCTTTCTTTAGATTACTGCCACTACCAGTTGCTTCATCTATCTTCTGTTCTACCTGAGTTATCTGTTTCTTACGCCACTGTATTTCTTTATTGAGTGAACTGATGTCCTGCTGTACACGTGATAGGTCAGATGATAGAAGAATCTTTTCTTCTAATTCTTTTTGTATGTTATCTAATTTTACATTGAGTTCTAAGGTTGCTTTCTCAATATCATTTAACTGCGTAGTAATTTCAATCTTCTTAGCAGTTCTAAGGTTTGTGGTGATGGCTTGCTCACAAGTCGGACAACTATCATTGTTCTCAAAAAATTTGTACTCTTTTTTAAATGCCTTCTGTTTGTCTTTGAACCTAGACTGATACAACCTAAGTTTTGCTAGGTCTGCATCTACAGTCTTATATTTTAGAAGGTCTTTCTCATATGATTTAGTCAACTCAAGTTTGTTGTCTACATCAACAGTAATATTTTCTATCTCATTAGAAAGAACTACAATCTCCTCTTTACGTCTTGCCACATTAGCATTGGATTGTTCTTTAAGATTAGCAATCAATGACTGCTGCATCTCTACTTTGTTCTTTGCCAAATCAAATTGATATTCTACTTCTCTGATATTCTCTTTAATACCTTTGACACGTTCTTTTAGAATACCATTCATAGTAGAGAAGATACGGATGTCCAGAAGGTCTTCTATAACTTCTCTTCTATTAGGTGGGGTAAGTTGCATAAATGGAACAAAACAAGATGACCCTAAGACCACCACCTGAGTAAATGATTTATAATTCAACCCCAGTATGCTTTGCTCCAGATATTTTTGCTGCTCAATTTGGGACGCTTCCTCATTGAGTTTCACATCGTTGAGATAGAGTTCAAATAGAGAGGGTTTGATTCCTCTCCTTATCATATATTCACGTGAACCTATGCTAAATTCTAACTCAACCATAGTATCCTTTTCGTTCACAGCATTGACCAATTGTCCTTTGGAAATTTTACGAAAAGGTTTGTTGAACAACGCATAGCACATGGCATCCAAGAATGTGGATTTCCCTGCACCGTTCGCTCCAACAATTAATGTTGCAGGACTTGCATCAAGTCTTATTTCACTAAACACATTACCAGTTGAAAGAAAGTTCTTCCAACGGACAGACTTAAAAATAATCATTCAGACAAAAATTATTCTCTGGGTGGCACGACAATATCGTCAGGTGAGACGACATAATATTCATGTCCATGGGCGACGCAAGCGTGGATGATATCTCTATCATCTACTTCTACTACAGACATTTCTGGAAAGTCATCAGCTTCCAGTAATCCAGCATAGCGTACTGCGTCGTCTTTGTCAAGGAACATGTAAACAGTTCTTTTATTATTCTCACCATCAATTGCGTAGGCACCTTCTTTTTCTTTGCCCGCGACTGCAAGAATAAACATTATACTAACTCCAATGCCTCTACGTAGAGAGACTTTAGAATATTCTTTAATGCTGACTTGTCAGAATGTTCCATGTCATCTACATAGCGTTCTAATATAGTTAGGGTATCTTCTTTCTCGATATCTATTTCTTCACTAAGGTCTTGCTCAAAGGATGGGTCTTCGATAACCTTTATCTCATGGACTCCTGCAGCATACAACTGACTGATAAAGAACTCAAACTTATCTGTCTTGGTTTTCTTCTCTACAATTATCTTGATAAAACTATTTGTATACTCTTGGAATTTAAAAAGCGACGTTTTTAAATTGTCTTCATGGTAGTATATCTTCTGATATATCTCATATGGATTTTGTATAAACTCTAGTTCTAGAGTCTCGGTGTCGAAGATATGGAAACCACGTGGGTCTCTATAATCATTCCAGTATATCTGATAAGGATTACCAAGGTATGTTATATTTCCTCTAGTGCTCTTACGATGATAGTGACCAGAGAATACCTTATCAAACTTTTGATATGGTGCTGTGCTGTCACCGTGATCCATTATGTAACCACGATGTGCCTCGAACCCATTAAGTTCTAGGTGTCCCATAGCAACTGCAGATTTACTATTCTCTATAGCAGCATAAGATTCTTCTTTGTTCTGTTGGTTTATCCAAGGTAAAAATAATATAGGCAGTCCACCGATTACAACTTCTGTTGCCCTATCGTATATGCTAATATTATCATACTCGCCAACAATACCAGTAAGAGTATTGATGTCATTTGTATCTTTAAAATATGCAGTATGATTTCCAACGAGTGCATGTATGTACACACCCATCTCTTTTAATTTATTAAAGTAATTCTGTTTACTCCAGTCAGCAGACCACAGGTCTAATGCTCTACGATTGTCATAGGTATCACCTAAATCTAGAACTGTGTCGATGCCACGTTTTTCTAGGGTAGGAAAGAATACATTATCATAGAATTTTTTAAAGAAGTCGTGGAATACTCGACTAGATTTTCTAGCACCGAAGTGCTGATCAGTTATTATTGCTACCTTCATCTAGACCTCTGTAGTGGTGGAATCTTACCTGTCATACTCATACCAAAAAAGTTTAAAGTTAGTCTTGGTTTACTACCAAATGTTTTTACACCATGGTATGTTTTGTTGTTGAACAGAACAAGTCTGTTGTATACGTTTTCTATAGTGACAGTCTCCTGATACTGTTCTGACATAGCATTAAATGCTGCATCGTAATCTTCATCTGATACATCCTCACCAAGATACCATTTCTCTTTCATTTTCAACTCTGACACATATTGCAGAGAGAAACCATTCTTTGTCTTGTACACTGATGTACCTGTATCTGGTTCTGGGTCTTTTGTTAAGTATACTATACCACCAAACCATGTGTCAATGTCTTGGTGCACCCACCCGCGATTTCTATTGCTGTATTTGTCTTTTGCAAAAGGTCTTATCTTCTGGAAATGACATTGTAATGACCAGTGAGATGGTACTGAATCATAAAACAATAGATGGAGTTTCTCACCAAAGTATGTGAAGAGACGTTCGTTTTCAAGATGTAGTTGTTTGGTTCTTGTGCCTGGCCAGTTACCAGTTTCGGGAGCATAGTATTTCATCTCCTCCGCTAGTGCTACAATCTGGTCTGGTTCATCGAAGAAGTTATCTACAATAGTAATGGGGTATGTCACTTAATCTTTATTTGCACATTCTCCTTAATTGTATTATAGTCTGAGGAACCTGACTTGTCATCTGTATGGAAGGCAACCTCATAACCTGACTTATCTAATATCTTATTCTTAATTTCTAATTGACGTTTTTCTTTCTGTATCCTGCGTAAGAATGCGTAGTATATAATCTGAGTGAAGTAAGCAAAAGGGTTATTAGATTTTTCTGGATTGAAGTTCTGGATATACTGAACACAGTTCTCTATGCCATCACATATCATATCCTCACGGAACATGTAATTGACAAAGTTTGGTTTGTATGATAGATGTGTTGCTATCTTTAGAAAGCATTCTCCTATGTAATTGCTGATGGGAGGACGGGGTTCACCGTTTTCCTTCGCTATAGCACATTTGTTTTTAAATACGATTAACGCTTCTAAAAACTCCTTATTGTTTACATAGTGCTCACTCTGTACCCTTTTTCTCTTCATCTTAGGTGTCTTTGTATATGTACATTTTATACCAAATTGCTAACAATGTCAAGAGGGGCTTGACAAGACCTCTAAATGTGTGTACACTATGAGTGTGCTCATTCAAGGGATGTTATTAGATGTCTTTAGAACCTTGCTTCTTAAAGCATGCTTCTAGTTTGATTCTTGCTTCGTCTACAGTAGCAAGTCTATTCTTCTCTCCTACCATATCACCAGATAATTTCCTTAGAGACATAGCGTAAAAGACTTGTACGTCTGTGTCTACCTCTACGATTGTAATAATATGTTCTTTAGGTATGATGAACTGTTCTTCTTTAGAGAACTTCATCCATGGGGTTACCTTAGCACCCGCCTTGTTACCTTGTAATACTACATCCTCTACTTCTATAGGATTGTCTAGTATGATGTAGTCTCCGTTGTCATCATGTACGGAGGTTACCATAGAAAGTAGTTCCTCTCCAGATACCAATTTAATTGCTGCAAGAAATTCTTTATCCATTGTTCTCTCGGATTGGGACGTCGATGAATTCATAATTAAAGTTTTCTTCGTTGTAGATTTTTACTCTCTCAACTAAGTGATTTAGTGTGTAATTATTCTTGCGACCCTTGGACATATCATCCGCTATGTCATACAAGGTTGCTTTTGTTTTATGGTCACCCTTTCTAAGAACGCGACCTATTGACTGGAGGTTTCGGATTTTCGATTTACTTGGCGACGCAAAGACAACGTTATGTAAATTCCGAATATTAATCCCAGTACTAAAAGTCCCATAAGATGCCACAATTATTGAATCACTGGTAGTCTCTGCGATACCTCTTGCCTTTTCTCTATCTTCAGTATCTATACCACCATGGACGAGAAAGACCTTACGGTTTTCCCCTACCTTATTATTTATCAGGTCAAACAATGGCATGCCATGGCGTTCAACGTAGTTGAACAGGACGAGTGTGTTACCAGACAGGTCACATACTAGGTTGCGTATAAATTTATTTCTATTCTCATGCTCTACAAGGTAATCCATCTCCTCTTGGTAGGTATCAAATGGTTTTACTTTGTGTTTTAGTATTAATACTTTTATCTCAAACTCAGATAGATGTCCTTGTTTGATAAGGTTATCTGTCTTAGTAACCTTGTTGACACTACCAAATACACCTTCGAGAACAAGACGGTTTGTTTCTGTACCATCAAGTGTACCTGTAAACCCAACGCGGTATTTACAGTCATACAGTTTGTTCATAATACTTGTCAAAGACTTTGCTTTGAATAGGTGTGCTTCATCTCCTATGATAGCACCATAGTCTTGAAAGAACTGTCTAGGTAGTTTGTATACTGACTGCCATGTGGTTATTGTCACAGATTTGTCAGTGCGGGGGTCTGCCCCTGCATATACTTTATGGCAATGTTGTTTTGCGTTCCATCCGTACTCCTTAAAGTCCTTAAACATTTGTTCTACCAACGATGTAGTAGGGACAACTATGAGAGTCTTTAAGTTTTTCATATCCCAGAATCTAGTCAGGGCATATATCATCAATGACTTACCAGAACCTGTGGGTGATAAGAGTAGTTTGCGTTTATGCTTAAGTGCTTCGTAAATACCCTTGTACTGATAGTCTCTGACTTTGTGTGGTAGATTAAGTGCTTTTACAAAATCTCCTAGTCCTTCTGGCGTAATAAATTCATCCACCTCTGATGGAAGACCATAGAATTCATTGTCCTTATGGATAACCTTGTACCCTCTTTCTTCGCAAAACGCAATAATATAAGGGAGAAGACCAACATAAATCTCACCTGTACCTGGACTAAAGAGTTTGATTTTTCCATCCCAATACCTCTTTTTGTACGCTGACATGAACTTTGCCTGTGGTACCTCAAAGGTAAACTTGTCTGCGAGTTCATAACCTACATGAGGTTCGCACTCTACAGTCAAATATACTTCGTTCTTCTTTTGTATAAAAACGTTAGATTTCATATCCTTTAAGGAACTTGGCGAACTCAACCGCATTCTTTATATGGAATGAGCGGTTGTTAATAGCCGTAAGTATGGTCTTGATTGCCTCGACCATTTGGTTGTAATACTTGTTCTTAAGGACACTTTTTTGATATTCTTGATCAGATTCCAAATAGATTGGCACATCTGTCTTGATGAGTTTCAGAGGAAATGGAGTTTCCGATTTGCCTGTGTAGTATTCCCACCGTTCACGGTAAGTACGCTTTACATCAAGTTCTGATTGGTCACGCAAAGTGACAAACGTGTTGTAAAGACGTAAATATTTAGCATGTAATTTGGGGATTGATAACGAGTCGGTGTCTAGTTTTTCATCATCTAAGGGAGCATCTTTCTCCCACATATCATTCAAAGTTTCTAGATTCATACTTTCTTTTGGTTCTTATCTGTTATCTCATATACAGTATACTTGAAATTGACCTCTGCTGTAAAGTAGTTGACATCAGTTGCTGATGCATCAAACTCTAGAGTGGTCAGACTAGTAGGAAATATATTGAAGAAGTTTATGGTTGCTATACTATTATAGTTGCTATTGAGCACAAGTAAACGTGCGTCACTCATGGTCTTTGTAAAATCGTCGGTTCTACCTTTCTCATCTACACCACGGATATACTCTTGGAATGTCTTTTGTTCTAGTGGGTTTGTAAGTCCACGTAACCACTTGTATATCTCAAAGTAATTGTCAAGGTCTTCGTTAACTAGGAACCTGAGATTGAGGTCACCAAATGACATCTTATCGCCTGGCACAGAATACTCTTTGATAGGTGTAGTAATCTCTCTTACACCTATGCTGATGTCAGGTATAGATGCAGTCTGAGCAAAGTAATCTACATTGGGTGTCCTACCAATGATAAACTTAAATCCTATCGGAGATAGGAAGTTTTTATTTGCGGGTGAAAATAACGTCCCGTCGTATGCCATTTAATTGTCCTCTTGACAGTTCTCGTTCAAGTCACTTGCCATAGTAGCAGCGATGTTCTCGCCTTGTTTTGCACCGAACATAGTCGCCCATCCTGCAGCAACCCATCCTACAAATGGTATACCAGACAATGCTGGTGCTGCACTTGCACCTACACTAGCACCTACTAATTGACCTGTACCTTTTGCTGAACCTATTGCTTCTATGCAAGCAATATTTTGAGCGTCCTGTACATTAGTAGTACCTTGATGCAATGCTCCATTCATAGTGTACTGTTCTGTAGTCTTAACGATTGTCTTACCAAACCCTAAGAATCCACCAGGTTTTACTATGTCCTTATCAACTACCATGACCTTCGGGTCATTCGCTCGATACTCAAGTTCGTATCCGTCTCTTCCTGCGGTAATCTTATACGTGGTATAGTTGCCAACAGGTAGATTAAACTTCGGAACCTCGTTGCGTCTCACAACCATACCTATTAATCCAATATGAGAAAGACCTAGAGTTGCTCCTAGTCCAATAATGAACCATCTCTTCATGATATTATAATCTCTGATATATTTAGTCGCATAAAAAAAGAGCGGTTTTACCCGCTCTCAATAATAAAGGAAGTAGGTTGCATTCTAATTCCCCCGAACTCTATATAACTATTTACCAAAAAATTTATACCTAGTATACATTTTCTTAACAAAAAGAAATGCCTAGGTAAAAAAGAGGGTGGTTGGAATCCTGTATACCAACAAGAGACGGGCATTTCTACAGTTTAGAAAAACGTCTCTGCCTGAGACCCGACTGGTAAGTCGATTCTCCTAGTTCCCTAGGAGCAGCACCACCTGTGTCTCATCACCTTAACTAGCTATATGCCAGTAAGTTTATTCAGTCACACCCGACGTAAGCGTCCTTACAAATATATTATAGCATAAAAAAAGAGGGTGTCAAGCACCCTCCTTTTAGATATGTGTAATCGGTGATTACATTAGGTTAGCAACTCTAACTCTTCTGTAGTAAGCATTAGCACCAATGTTTGATGAATGCTGTGGATCAGAGTTTGTGAGAGCTGTCTTGCCCTTAGCAAATGGGTTAAGAACCATTCCATAACGAGTCTTAAACCCGATACGTGGTTGGAATGTGTCCTGTCCAATCGCTCTGTACATCTGTAGGGGCACGTAAGGACAATAGAATAATCCTGCGTCATACGCATTTGAACCCTTGTAACCAACAACATAGTACTGGTCAGATGAAACGTTAGCAGAGTATGGGTCGATGTATACTTTGAAACGTCCGTTGAGTGTTCCAACGAATGTGTTTCCTGTGTCATCGATTTCGCCAATACCACCAACAGCACCAGAGATTCCTGAGTCGTAGTCAAGAACACCACTCATAGCAAGTGCAGAAGCAACGTCAGCAGATGTGATGATTACGTTACCCTTCCCTCTACGAGTTTCCTGTGCGATTGCGTTTGCGTCTCTCTCGATTTGGAATAGAAGTCCTTTGAATTTCTCAACAGACCATCTACCATTACTGTCTACGTCAAGGTCGAATACACCAGCGTTAGCAACGTTTGCTTGAGCACCAGGTTTTGCACCTCTGTATACAGTTCTAACTACCTCACGGTTGATTTCAGCAAGTATCTCTGTTGAGAGAATGTTTGCCAACTCAGACTCTGCATCTAATCCGTGGATAGCTTTCAAGTCTTGAGCGAGTTCAACTGAGTAGTCAGCTCTTAAAGCACGACCTTTCGCTTCAACAGCGATTCTGTCTATGCTGAATGCCATCTCCATGAAGGCATTTCCTGATGAATCTCCTAGAGATTCCTGTTCTGATGTTGTGAACTTGTCTGAAGCAAGGTCATAGTTTGTAGCAGTTGTACCGCCACCTGTTGCATCGTTGATAAGACCAGGATTTTTCTCAGTTGTCTCAGTTGGAGGTGTACCACCTTTAGTTCCTGAGAACTGTGCATCTGGTTCATCGAAGAATGCTTCGTTACCTGTCTGGTTAGTGTAACGTGATCTCATTGCGAAGATCAATCCAGTAGGACCTGACATAGGTTGTACGCCAGCGATGTCATAAGCAATAAGCTTAGGCATAGCACGACGAATCAAACTAATAAGGATTGGATCGAAACCTGCAACTGCACCACTACCAGTGGTTTGTGTGTTGATAGGACCAACGTTTGTTGGTGCTTCTGTAAGAACATTACGCTCTTCACGTATTGCTCTCTCTTGGTTTTCCAAGAGAACTGCGGTTACCGACTTACGATAAGGATCTTTAATGTCTTGAAGACCTTCATGGTTTAGTACTGGTGCCCACTTCTCTTGGAGTTGTTCTGCATTAAACATGCGAAATTACACTCCGTATTGTGTGTTTGGGTTTACAGTTTGAGTTACAGTCTCTTAGCGAGCTGTTGAACATAAGAAGTCATGCTCTCGCTAACGACTTCACTTGGTTGAGTTGGTTGCTCATCGGATATCTCTTCCTTAACTTCAGTCTTCTTAGCACCGAAGTAGGACTCCTTGATTTGCTCCAACTTCTCACGATACGACTCTTCTGTCTTGAATTCCACTGCTTCAGCTAAGGTATTAAACTTGTCCTTCTGAACTTCTGCAAGTCCTCTGGATAGTTCACTCAAAATCTCATTTTTACGATAACCACCTACGGCTTCATGTAATGCAATGTTCTTCTCAACTTGTTCGTTGAGTCGGGTCTCCATGTCATCTAGTTTCTCGCTCATATCAGCGACAACATCCAAACTCTCATCTGGGATGTTGATGTTGCTTTCAATGAACAATTGCTTTAATCCACCCATAAATGCTTCGGTGACTTCAGCACGGAGTCCTTGCTCTACTGCAAGTTCGTTCTCAGTCATCCACTCTTCACAAGCATATGAGAGGAAATTCTCTACGCGACCCGCGAACTCTTCCTTGATCTTCTCAAGTTCTTCGCTGATCCTGCCTTCTGCAGTTTCCTTAAGTTTGGTAACTTCACTTGTTACCTTCGCAGCAACTGCAGCTTCAAACACAGTCGTTGCTTTCTTCTGGAATTCTTCGTCTAGGTCTGCACCACTTAAGATTGCTGTGATGTCTTCCTTGACTTCATCTTCGGAAAGTGTTTCTCCTTCCTTTGCTACATCATCAAAAATTTGACCACTTAATGCACCAGGCATACTGGATGACGCACCACTTGGTTTTGTTTTGATTGTAGAATCTCCTGTTGTACCCACTGGGGCAGCAGCTTTTTTACCTACGTTATCAGGACCTTCTGGTTTTTCTTTAGTAGAACCACCTACCTCTGTTGCACTATTTGACAGTGGTGAGGGTTGTGGGGGAACTGCACCTTTTTTAATGGCGGTATCGCCAGTTGCTGCATCTTCCTTTAGTTCTTCATCAGCAGGAGCCGCGTTTTCTGCGATCACCTTTTGAAATTTTTCATCAATACTTGACATTTACGTACTCCTTACGGATAAAATTAGACTGCGTTAAGATTTAATAATATTATTTATAAATCATAAACTTCTTAGCAGGGCATTGAACGCGGCAATCTTACGCTCTGCTAATTCTTGAGATGAGGGAGCGTTGTCAAGCGACTGCTTAACTGCTTCCAATTGTGCCTCTTTAATCGCACCATCGACTAAACACCACTCTTTTCCTTCGTATATACCTTCAACAAAAGCATCAGGTGCGGAGGGATCAGCAACAATGTCTGCTGCTGTAGAGAGTATAAAATCGTCAGCAACGATTTGTGCGGTTCCTTCTCTCTTGATAGAACCTAATCCACGTGATGACACACCTAGTTGCACACCCTCTTCAAGCAAGTTCTTAGCGATCTTACCCATAGGTGTTTCCAATAGTTTTGCCTTACCCATGAAGTTTGTTCCTTCTGGGGTCAACTGAACTATCTTATGTGACACACGATCTAGATTAATTGTAGGACCTTCGGGATGACCTAGTTCACCTAACGCTCTTCCGCGTTTGACGAACTCTTCATTATACTTATTAACCTCTTTCGCCATGGAGTCGAACTTATACATTCTTCCATTGCGATTGGTGATCTCGGTCTGCAAAAAGATACCTTTAATAAAAGTATTCTTCTTACCGTCCTTTTCTTCGGTTAGAATTTCAACTGGTTCAATTTGTTCCGTGATCAGTTTCATCGGGTTCCTCTTCTGTTTCTACATCGTTACGATTGATAACGTCTGCTGTTTCCTCTGGAGATGCTTCGCCTTCTGGAGGAAGACCTGTCTCTCTAGAATTCACATTCCCTTCATCAGGGACATGCGGAAACATACGATTTGCAACGTCTAGTTTGCTCGCATCAACTGCTGCTGCAGCTTTAACTTGCAGCATATCTTTGAGTTTGTCTAAGGCATCTGCCTGTCCACCATCCCAAAGTAAGTCAACGATTTCTCGTTCTTGTGTAGCCATAATCTATTGTTATCTAAAGTTTATTTATTAGCGTTTCCGTTTTGAGGTTGCGGAGGATTCTTCGCTTGTTTAATTTGAGATTGTTTCAATTCCTTGTCCATCTGCAAATTATCGCTTTCTGCATCCAGTTTTTCACCTTCTAATGCGGTAACGTCTAGTGGGTTAAGTGCTCTTCCGTTATCAATATCATCTTTCATCTGTGCATCCAACTCTTCAATCTGTGTCTCGGTTTGTCCAAGAATCTCAGAGCGGATATACTGAGTAGAGAAATACTTTCCAACGTAAGGATCCATAGCAGCAATGACATTTAATTTCTCTGTCATCATCTCTAGGTTTTTTAATTCCGTAAAATGATTATCGTAGAGATAGTCATACTGAATATGCTCTCGCATATCATCCCAATCTTCTGGAGTTATAACACTCTTCAGAATCAATTGGGTTTTTAGTGCGTCATGGAATAAGTCGCTAAACTTTTTGCGGAGTTTACCGACAAACTTAGTGAATTTTAATTCGTCTCTTGTTATCTCTGCAGACCTTCCTAGGTCAAATGATGTGCCACTTTCTAATCTACCAGCAGGAACATTTAACGCTTTGTAAAGTTTTGTTTGGAAATATTGCACGTCTGTTAGCTCTCCAAGGTTCTGACCACCTGGCAACGTAGTAATTTCAGTACCTCTGCCACCTTCTCTTCTTGGTAACCAGAAGTCTTCCATCATAGACATGTATTTTCTGTCGTCTCTTATCTCACCTGTGCTAGCATCATATACTAACTTGTTACGATACCTACCCATAACCTCACGGAGATATGTTTCCGCTTTTTGTTTTGGTAGATTACCAACGTCAATGTAGAATATTCTTCTTTCTGGTGCTCTTGATAT